CATATTTGCTGTACGCATTGTTGCGCCTAACACCTTCTCGACTTTAGTTAAGGTGTCGACACTTGTTTCCAAAATTCCAACCGGTGCTGCTCCTGACATAAATGCCATACCCATATTTGCTGTACGCATTGTTGCGCCTAACACCTTCTCGACTTTAGTTAAGGTGTCGACACTTGTTTCCAAAATTCCAACCGGTGCTGCTCCCTCATACATCGCATTAAGCGTCATTGCTTGAGGGTCAGGTGGCGCTGGAGCAACGTCAATAAACCCATATAGGGTATCTGCGTTCTGGATATATTCAATGTGATTGATATATTCCACATTTAACGCATTTACTGACACTGCTGCACCAACAACATAGATCGTAATATTGGACCAGCCTGTAGAGGACTCAACTGAGTATACTGAATCATCTTTCCAGTCATCCTCAACGTCTCTAAATCTAAATGACCCAGAATCAAATGCTTTACCCGGCACGATCAATGGTCTCTCAGACAATTCAACTAAAGAAAACTTTTCGGAAAGTGGTAGTGCTGCACACTGCTCTTCGCTAATAGGCAATATCTCATTACCGTTTGCTGCAGTATCATCTGGTGTATGCACTACCCATAAATGTCCTGATGCGGCTGTTAGTGGCAAATCTGTTGTAATTCTCAAACCCCACGCCACTGAACGAGCAAGTAGTGCTACTTGCCTCAATGGGGCTATTTGTGGAACGTTTGTTCTGGCACCTCCAAGCCAAGTCACCACACCCGTAGGACTAGCAATTGAAAATGCAAGTTTCTGATATCCTTGAGGGTGTGCTGACCAATTGCCACATGCATATCCATTCGGATTGGTTGTCATTGCATATGATGCTTTCAAAACAGCTGTGGCAGTTGGGTAACCAAATTCATCTGGTGCTCTGGCGCCTGCAACGCCTGGACTAAAAGGGTTAACCCTACCAATTGTGGACGGATGGATCGTCATTGGCATTTTTGGTTTATTATTCTTCTTCGTCTTTTGAACACGTTCTTTCTTAACTACAACGATTTTCTTAGTGGTTTCTTTTCGCTTGTTGACCAATTCCTTTCCCACGGAACCTATGGCCTTGCGTGTCCGTGGGTTGCACACATAGTCTGTTATCCTATATTTTAAAGGTGGCGAACAATCAGACATAGACCTAAATAGGTCTCCACCTCTCCTCATCCTGGCAAGCAATAAGACCAATTCCCATGTGCTAGGTTGGTCATGCAGGTAATCGCAGGCTGATGGGGCACAGTTTAGTTGGGTTGGACTTGTCCGGGTCCACAAATATATACAAATAAATAAGACAAACAGTTTATCCTCATGTTTAGGAGTTAACGAAAACACGACTGGCGAAAATATTCCACCCAGTCTTTCACGCCATAAGAATAGCTAACACTGTCAGTTGACATGATACGATCCATTAAGGGATGTGTATATGTATCACCCAACTCAAACGGCAATGTTTCAATCCATTCTTCTAGCAGAACAGCATCAAACCCATATACTGCGGCAAACTGACTACGCACCAACGCATCATCGACCTCAATTTCTTCTTTCAATGTGCATTTGTGTGTTTCATCATCTTGGTAGTATCGTTTAGGGGTCACATCAGGATGACGTGCGAACCAAGTTCGATACACAACACCGAAAACTGGTAACCACGCATAATATCTGCAACCATATAACACACCTGCAATGTGTGCTTCGAGTTTATCTGCTGGGACATGTCGGTGACAGACAAATGTTTTCGCCAATAAACGACCAATCTTGTGTCCAAGAACACGTTTCCCATGTTGGTACTCCCACAATCTTTGACTACAGTATTCCAACAAGTGGTACTGTCCAGGTCTGATTATGGTTCCATCGGCTTCATGTCCAACGTGTCGGGATGCGGCTCGGATATCTTCAATCTTATGGTCGAATTTCACCAGTGCTGAATTATTATCATCACCCAATGCAGAAATGGAGATGAATTCATCAAAATATGCTCGGTCTAAAAGATACAATATTGCCAACACTATCATAAAAATCAATATCGTATTACCGAAGCTGGTATCAATACGCCCAGATGCAACCGTGGCTTCAACACTAAAAGAATAACCGCACTTGGTTCTGCCAATCTTGTTGAATGTAGCCAACAAATGATTGAACAATTCCTCGGACAGTCTTTTCTTGTAAAACAGGTACAATTTAGTCATTAGTTCTTTCTTGTTTCTGCTGTCAAATTTGGACATATCTAACAATAATAGAACGAGCTGTCTATCAACCTGCGCTTGAAACCAGGCTCCTACTTCAAGTGCGTGAAAACCTCCGGTATAAACTAACTTGGAGTAGATTTTGTCTTCTAATCTGCCCCAATAGGTCTTACACAACACTTTCTGAAACATGTAGTACTCAGGACCTGTCTCGGCCAAGTATCCATCAGCAAATCCAGAGACAAATCTCACTTTGCGTTTTTCCACTTCTTTTCCCACACTAGTTTCAATTTTCGGAAAACCTGCAACCTGGGTGTTCACAACTATGTTATTCCGCATGCTAGCCAAAATTTGGGCTTTTCTCGTACCAGAGTACTTGGATAGAAAAAACTCCAACCATTGTTGTACATAAACTGGATACAAATTTGGCATGCTGAAAAGGCTTTCTACTAGTTCATATGCTTTGTCTAGTGCTACCTCACCCTCGCTGGTGAATGGTACACGCATTTGCAATTGTCTAGTTACTAACGCATTACATTCATTGTGATAACAGGACCTTGGAACCCAGACACTATCAATGGCAAAGGAGAACCCAACAGGAAACTGCCTGCCGACACACTTGGACTTAATGACATCGCAATCTTTGATTACTGCACCCGTGTCAATTACATCCCAGGTCGGAAGTTGTTGCCCAGTGCAAAAATCACCGACATTTCGCTGCTTCCTGTATGAAGGTTTCATGCTTTGGGCATATGTCCACAGTCCTACTCCCATTAAACCGGCGACACATGCTGTTTTAACATGTCTGCGCGCGTAGAAGCCAAGAACTGCACTAACGCCTACTCCCATGATTGCCCCAAATTTGATCGCCTTGATCTGTGTTAAAGGGTTGTTCCACCAAGCCCTAATCTTATGATACCATGATAACCACCATTTGTGAGATGAATAGACAGTATCTAATATGCCAACAGCTTCGCCAAAATCCATCAAGCTATTGGATACGTTCAACCAACGCATCACATTAGTTCTAGCCGACTGCCAAGTCTTCTCGGAATGCCCATATGCTGCAAAATGGGCATTGACATAATCTTCATATTTCCATTCACGCTTCACTGTTTCAACCTTTGCTTGTTTACCTGGGTTCAACAAAGGGACAATGAACGGTAACTCATCTCTATTGATGTTGGTCACCTTTCGTGGGACTGGGGGCGAGAGTGGCCCCAATGGTGGCGCTGGTGGTGGTGGTGGAGGTGGAGGTCCACCGACGGGGTTGTCATTTCCGTCAACCGGCCAATCGTCCTTTGTATCATAGTCGAGCTTTTTCTCTTCAATCAACTCTCTTACTGCATCCATATGACCCTTCACTTCATCATCATACTTTGCAATAGAGCTCGCTACGGCAGCCATGCGCACCCCGCTTCTCACGGGTGCCCATTTCATCACACGCCTCTGGGGATCTGATGTTGCTGGATGTTTGCAATTTCCATCACCAACCTTACTTTGGTCAGCAACACCTTTCCTAACGTCATCTGAGCGGTTAGGCTTCCCGGATCGGTCTGACACCAAGCCTTTACGGCCATGTTGGTTAAACATGTTCCCTTGTGAGGAATTCAACTGGTGGCGCCCACGTTGGTTACGGCTAGAAGAGTTTAACATGGGCGGTGGATCTTTACGGAAGTTTAGGCTTCCTGGGGGTTTCAACCACTCGCCGTAACCAAAGTGTTAATCGAGTACAGTAAGCAAATCAGCTTAGCACATGCCATAAAGGATACATCATGCTCTCGGACGCAGCGAAAAGCACAACAACCACCAGGACACCAACAAATCAATGTTTCGGCCCTGTCGTATTGGTAACTAAACATCGTTTCAACCAGATGCTTATATCACCGGTAAGTAGGTTACCACTTCCGG